CCTGCCTAGCGAACTCTCCGCCGCCTGCTTGCATGTCTGGGGCAAACTTGATTTGATCCGCTGCCTGAGTTGCCTTATTGCGAGCGCCTAGGAGCTGTTGTATGCCTGCAAGCTTCTGCCCGGAATTGCTATTGTAGCGAGCATCTGGCCCACCTAGTAGTAGGTCTAGCCCTTCGAAAGTCTCCTGAGCAAACACGCTTAGGAAAGTTAGCGCCTTGATTGCCTGGACTACACCATCACCTAACCAGTTGAAGATCTGATCTGAAGTTACTTTGCCGGAGGCTATGCCAAAGGTCTGAGCGAAGACATCTATAGCATCGCCGATAGCTCTCATTTGAGTTTGCGCTTCGCCTGCCGGGTCAATGATAGAAGCCCAGAAGTCTTGCACTGCCGGGATAACTGTTTCGAGAATAAACCCTTGAAAGTCTTGCATTATAGGCATGAACTTCTCGCCTATTTCTGCGCGAGTATTCTCTAGTTCTTTTTTTAGTATTCGCTGTTGGTTAGCTAAGCCGTCTGCAGTATCTGCAAAGTCTCCGGTAACTCCTGCGGTTTCTTCCATTAGCAAGCTGTAACGCGCTGTGACCTTCTCTGACTCGGTCATTTCAGTTGTGCCGTCTGTGATGTTCTTTTCTAAGGCGTGTGCTTCTACTGCAGTAGCGCTTAAGTCAATGGCGTAATTTCTTAGCGGCTCTGATTGACCTGCTAATCCCGACTGAAACTTTGCTAATGCATCTGCTACGTCTAGGTTATAAACTGAGGCAAAGTCTGCTCCACGCTGAGAAAGATCGTCTACTATTTTTACTACATCACCGCCGTCTCCGGCTATTGTTTCTGCGAATCCTGAAAACTGAGTGGCTATCCCAAATAGCTCTGTCTTTGAAAGTCCTAGCCCCCTAGCTGCATTCTCACCTAGCGCAATTATCTCGTCTGCCGCGTCTTTGAAAGTAACCTCTACTGCATTAGTAGCTTCTGCAAGATCGCTAGCAGCATCTATAGATTTTTTTATTTCAGTTACTGCAAGGACTCCTAGCCCAATACCGATTGCTCCTACAACTTTGCCAATGTTTCCACCGATTTTCTTGAACTTTTTGCCTAGGTCAGTAAAACTGCTTTCAGCGCCTTTCGTAGCCTTTGCGAGATTTTTGTACTCTCCCAGTATCTCTACATTTAGCACTAAGCTCATTTGCTTCTTCTCCTATGTACCTCAGTTGCAAAGGCTGAATATTCTGTCCCTGTAAGCTTTTTATACTCACTAGGGCTAACACCTGTAGCTATGACGAACTCTGCCATTTTCTTAGCATGATCTTCAGCTACTTTTTTCCTTTTGGGTCTGTCGCTCCAAGCATTCCTAAAGCTTCCTTTTGGGTAACGCCTTCAGTATCCTCGAATTTGTAATTAGGGTTATCTTGCTTCATCGCTACATAGTAAAGAACTCTGAGCGCCCTGCCCTTAGGCTGACCATCTGCAAAGATTTCGTCTATGCTGCGACCTACTAGCAGCTCTATTTCTTCGACTTGCCCTAATGTCATTTCATCGAAATTCATCATCTGTGCTTCCTTAGAGTTTCGTTTTAGCGGTTTCTGTTTTGATTAGCTTCTCCATTTGACCGAAGTAGTTTTCATAGATTTCTTCTCTAGTGTAGCCGAGCGCCCTAACAAAGAATGGTTGCGGTCTTATGTGTCTTTTGAACCAGCCCCAGTGGATTGGATTAGCGTAAGGAACGCCAGAACTAGAACTTCTATTGTTACCTGCCTTGACGGTAATCTTGCCCCTGGCTGTAGCTCCAACCCTGATGCTGTTTCGCAAAGCGCCTGTTCTAACCGGGACAAGGCCGCGCGCCTCATTAGCTACCAGTTCACCGGACTCTTTTCCAGCGTCTTTTATAGCGTCTTTAGGCACTCCAATAGCATCTAGGGCTTTGTTGATCTCCCTGAGATTCTTAACTTTGACGCCCGGTTGAACAGCCATAATTAAGCGGTTATTACCGATACCCCAAAGTACTGATCTGCATCTGCATCGTTAGGAGTAGTAACAACCCTAAGGGTTACTGAGAAGGTTGAAGTTTCGTTAGAGTTTAGGCTTAGCGGAGGAATCTCGTTGAACTTGACCACGCCTGAATAGTGTGGCTCTGAGCTGCTAGGTGCTGAGTTTCCATTAGGAGCGATTACGAAAGTTGCAGTAGTTCCAAAGTTAGCCCAAAGAACACGATACAAAGAATCCGCGTCTCCTGAGGTAATACCTTCAAGGGCTAATGCCCACTCTCCGCCTACACGCTGTTCGCAGAAGGTCTGAACATCTCCGGGAGCATCTCCCAGGGTTAGCTCTACCATAGTGGCAGCGCAGGCGTACTCAACATCTGCAATAAGAAACTTAATGTTCTCTGCGATGATTCTTGTGTTAGTCATTTCATGACCTTTCTAAATAGTGATTTCTAGCTCGAGTGAGATGTTTGCCGATAGGTACTCGGCGTTGTTGGTTTGTAAGTTGTACGGTTCGTTTACTCGAGTCACTCGAGCGTATCTAGGCATAGCACTTAGCACGTTATGGATCGCCTGATCTAGATTTTCAGTTGCCTTTTTATTAGTGGCGGTTGTAGCTATGACCACTAGCTCTAGATTTAGGTCGTACTGAGTGCCTAAAGTGCTAGGTGTGAGGTAAGGGCTAGCAGAACTCATAATTACTATTGGCGGCGTTATACGCTCCGGTACATAATCAAGAACTCTAATCCCGGCTTCCTCTAGGTCAAGCTTTAGCTCTGCCTTGGAAATAGTAATTTCGTTAGTCATACTGCGAAACCAACATAAGGAAGTAGCAACGGATAGACAGCTCCCATAGGGTCTTTAGCGACTCTGACGGGTGTTCCATCTAAGCTAGCGAATTGCGCCACTCCATTAGGCGCTGAACGCCTGTGAAATAGCTCTGAGGAACAGATAAGCGTTGCCTGCCTGTGTATCTGATCTGGAACAACGGTAATCACTCCGACATAGTTTCCAACCTGCGCAGTGCCAGAATCTAGACAAGATTGTATAAAACTACCTGTTTCGTCTGTCCCTACATAGGCTTGAAGTTCTGACAGTGTGACTACCGTTGTCATTCAAATTTCCTTACTCTACGATGTCTAGTTCTACGATTGCCCCGGCGAATGGTGTAGTAATCGCCATGTAACCGTAGACACTTACTGAATCCGTAAGGGTTGTGATGTCACCATCGGTTAGACGTACTGGAGCGCCTGCAGACTCGAAAGACTGGATAGCGCGGCTGTTAGCCATGTAGACCTTGTTAGCGGTCATAGCTGGATCTACGATTACTGGCATTCCTAGAAGGTTGCCCGATAGTCCAGGAAGGTTAGCAGTTCCAACGTTGTTGACGCCCTGACCGTCTTGTAGCACTACTGGTCTGCCGTCTGAGCCTACGATTGTCATTAGGAACTTGTAGCCCTCAGTGGAGGTAACAATAGCTTCAGGTCGTAGACCAGTTTCCTCGAAGATCTTAGAAGCGCCGTCAGTGATACCACCGATTAGTGCCGCTAGGGTTCCTGCCGAGATGTCGAACACCTTACCAGTCATGTCTACCGCTTCAACATGAGAAACAAAAGCAGCGTTAGAGGCGTTTGCATAAGCAATAGTTAGCGCCTGGAATACTGTATTTAGATAATCAACTGTTGAACGCTCAATAGTCTGCTTAGAGAAGCTTGTGTAGCCTCCGTAAGTCTTTACTGGCGCAGAAGTGTTAGCGATTGTCAAGTTGCCAAAAGCCAATGCGTCATTCTCGGGGTCTTGCTCTGTAACTGAGAGAGTGTTAGCAGTTACTGAGGCATACTCAATAGTAAGCCCTGAATCTGGAAGCGCTGCTCTAGAGAAGGCGGATAGCGCCGGGCGGTTATTGTCAATTAGGTTGTTGATCTGACCAACAAAAGCGGCGGTTGTTACGGTGTTTGCGCTAGTGGAAGCTGCGCGAGCAAGCTCAATAGCTCCGGCGTCACCGATTAGGAGTTTCTTAGCGAACTCTCCCTGTGAGCGGATTTCTGAGCCTGCTACTTTAGGAGTTGCTACTGTAAGTCCTGCTTCGACTACCCGGCGCAATTCAGCCATCTCGTCTTGCACAGAACGAACG